TATTAATTCTGCATTAGAATCAATCGAACCAATACTATTAGAAAATGGCTTACTACTTATTCAACCTATTAAAGATGGCAACGTATTCAGTATTATCATTGATACTGATACTAATGAAACCATTGAATCTTTTATGCGACTTCCTGATATTCTTGACCCACAAAAGATAGGAAGTGCAATTACTTACTATCGTAGATATACTTTACTTTCTTTGTGTTCGATGCAGTCAGGGGATGATGACTCAAATAGTGCTTCTGATTACGTTAAAAACACGAAGCCAAGCATCACGGAGGATAGATTCCAAAATGGACTTAAACAAGTAGATGCTGGAGATATGACAAAAGATGAGTTTAAGAAAATACTATCTAAATTTCAGTTAACGGAATCACAAACTAAAACTATCGCATTATTATGATACAATTTAGATGCAGTGGTTTAGGTAAACTTATGACTTCTCCCCGTAGCAAGGGAGAGGTCTTATCCGAAACTGCAAAGACTTTTATTGAAGATGTGTTCCGAGAGAAAGAATACGGAATATACAAAGACATTTCTTCACGTTACACCGACAAAGGCATTCAGATGGAAGATGAAGCCATACAATTAGCAGGTAATGTTCTTGGATGGGATTTAAACGTAAACAAAAACGAAGAACGATTAAAGAATGAATGGATAACAGGCATTCCTGACATAAACACGGAAACACTACTTGCAGATATTAAATGCTCTTGGAGTGGATCTACCTTTCCTTTCTTCGATACTGAACTTCCGAACAAAGATTACTTTTGGCAGTTACAAGGTTATATGATGCTTACAGGACATTTACAAGCAGAGTTAGTTTATTGTCTTATGAATACTCCACAACAAATCGTAGAAGATGAAGTTCGTAGAATGCACTGGAAACTAAATCTATTAGAAGAAAGTTTAAATGTAAGAGATGCAGTGCAATGTCAACATAACTTTGACCATTTATCAGACAATCTAAGAATCAAACGATTTATTGTTGAAGGAAGCATTGACGCAGAAAATAGAATCAAGGAAAAAGTAGAACAAGCAAACGATTATTATTTATCTTTAAAAAAGTAAAACTATGAAAACAGGACAACGTTATTACAACTGTTCAAGAGCAGAACAAATTGTAGAATTATTAGAATTAGATGGTATAAGTGTAGTGTATAAAGTAACACAAGGTAACTATCATAATCCAATGAAGATTTTTAAGTGTACAAAAACACGATTTAACAATCTATACATTAGAATTAAACCATCAAGACAAAGTAATTAATAAATAAAAATAAATATGGCAACACTAATTAATGCAAGTATTGACTTGACAAAAGTAGACAAGACAAAACTTGTCAAAGGAAAGTATCTAAATTTAACTATCGCTGTGAATGACAATTTAGACAACTACGGAAACAATGTATCTTTAACTATTCAGCAGTCAAAAGAAGAACGTGAAATAAAGGCTTCTAAGACATACTTAGGCAATGGCAAAGTAGTTTATACCAATGGAGAGGTAAAAGTAGCAGAGAAGCAAGATAAACCACTTCAAAATACATCTGATAAGTTCAAAGATATTCCTGATTTGCCATTTTAGTAAAAAAAATCGTAGATGGAAACATTAAAGGTGTGTAATGATATCAACACCACAGGTTAAGCGATGTCCTGTTGACGGCTCGGAAAGACGAGCATTTTTTAACTAAAACACGAAACTATGAATCATTATACATACTTAATATATGATGGTACAAACCATAAGATAGGTAAATCAGTAAATCCTGAAAAACGATTAAAACAAATTAAAACAGGAAATATAAATGCTGAATTGATATGTTATGGTAAAGGTGTATCTGAACAATATATGCATAATAGATTTTTTCAAAATAGATTATCTGGAGAGTGGTTTAAATTAAATGAAAAACAAATAGAAACTGCTATAAGGTTAATCAAGTTTGGAGAAAATAGTGAAGGTAATATTTACGATGAATCTGTAAGTAAATTAATTAATGGTAGTAAAAAATCATTCAAATTATCAGAAAAGTATATTATTGATTTTGGAAAATATAAAGGAACACCAATAAATGAAATGCTATCTGATGAAAAATATGATTATTGCGTTTGGTTATATAATAAAATGAAAAATGAAATGTCAATAGGAGAAAAGAAAAAAAGTAGAAAGTATAAAGCATTTCATTGGGTAGTATATAAAAACACGAACTATGAAATATTATAAAGTATTCGTATGGAATGAAGGAAGCCCTAACTATTGGATAGGCAAAGCAAATAGCAAAGAAGATGCCATTAAAAAGTCTGACAGAAATCCTGATGACATATACGATGTATGGCTATTAGATGACTGGATAGATAATTGTGAAAAACGATTAGGCATATATGCAAAACAAGAATCAGAATAATTAGTTATATTTGTATACGGTTACGGTTCGACATTAAGTAACTAAAAAAATTATTACCCGATTTTTTGAAAGTAGACGTCGAACCCTACTGGATAAAGGTCGGGTTTTTTATTTATTAAAAATTACAGATGAACAGTTATGAGTGGGTGGATTAAATTACATAGGCAGTTTATAAGTTGGGAATGGTTTAATAAAAGTGAAGCAGTACATTTATTTTTATATATGTTATTAAAAGCAAATCATACTGACGGAAGTTGGCAAGGAATCAAAATAAATAAAGGTCAATTTATTACTTCATATAATAAAATTTCAAGTGATACAGGTATATCAATTCAGACAATTAGAACAATTTTAAAAAGGTTTGTATTAACAAATGAAATCAACATACAAACAACAAACAAATATACCACTATAACTATTTGTAAATATGATGTTTATCAAAGTGAAGAAAGTATATCTAACAAGCAACTAACAAACAAACAACAAACAACTAACAAGCAACTAACAACAAACAAGAATGATAATAATGAAAAGAATATATTTATAAAACCTTCTTTGCAAGAAGTATTACAATATTGCATTGAAAGAAATAATAAAATAGATGCTTATCAGTTTATTAATTTCTACGATAGTAAAGGTTGGATGGTTGGTAGAAATAAAATGAAAGATTGGAAGGCTTGTGTTAGGACTTGGGAAAAACAGGAAAACATACAAGAAAATAAAGTCAAATCATTAGACCAACAACTATATGAAAATGTAATGAAACAAATGAATGTTAACAAATGATACTACCACGAGGATATAACACACAATACTTGCTTGACTACCGAGATGGTAAAATAAGCAGAGGATTAGGAATAGGATGTAGTTTGGATGATTATATTTTATTTAAACGTAAACAACTTAATATCGTATTAGGACACGATAATGTAGGTAAGTCATATTGGATGTTATGGTATTTTTTAGCACTTGCTACTAATCATAAACTTAAATTTCTTCTTTGGATGGGAGAAAATAGTTCAGGTCAAGTTATGCGTGATTTAATACAAATGTTTGCTGGAGTTAAATATTCAGATATACCACCTAATAGAATATTACAATATCAAGATGAATTGGAACAATATTTTCAATTTATATCAAATGAAAAAATGTACACACCTTTTGAGATATTAGAAATAATTAGAAATTCAGATTGTGATGTTGCTTTTATAGACCCATTTACAGGATTAAATAGAGGGATGCAACATTCTGATAATTATGAATTTTTAAATATTACACGAGAATTTTGCAATAGTACAGGCAAAACTTTGTATATTTCAACGCATCCAAATTCAGAAAGTGGAAGGAGTGGAATGATTTACCCACAAGACCATAGGTGGTTCGGTCATCTTAAACCACCATTAAAGGCACATATTGAAGGAGGTAAGCCATTTTTGAATAGATGTGATGATATGTTAGTAATTCATAGACTTATAAAGCATCCTGAAATGAAATATATGACAATGATTGATATTGAAAAAATAAAGGATAGAGATACAGGAGGACAACAAACAGAACTAAATGACCCTTTATTATTTGATTATAATTTTGGATTAGGATTTAAAATAGGAGGAATTGACCCTATAAAAAGACGAATAGAAAATAATAACTTTGACGATGGGCTACCATTTTAAAACACGGAAATATGGATAATTTAAAACTAACAACAGCACGAATCAACATCAATCTAACTATCAATAAAATGCTATTACGATTGCAGTTAGAAAAAATGAGTGATGAAAAGAGAAAAGGAATACAACGTATCTGCAACGATTTGGAGCAAGTACGAATAACTTTATCTGAATTAGAAGCAGAGAATAGACAGTTAATGCAGGAAAACACGGAACTATTAAGAATCAATTTAGAGTTAAATAGTAAGTTAGCAATAGAAAAAATATATGAATTATGATAAGAAGCAAGAAGTGTAAACATTGCCAAGAGAAGTTTCACCCATATACATCATTTCAAAAGTATTGTACTAAAGAAGAATGTTTATCTGTGTTTTGGAAGGAGACTAAAGCGAAGGAAGAAAAGAAAAGACAGAAGCAACGAAAAGAGGAATTAATGACCTTACAGGACTATCTTAAGATTGCTCAACAAGTATTTAATAAATATATCCGTGAAAGAGATAAACATCAACCTTGCATAAGTTGTGGAAAAGAAATAAACGGAGTAAAACACGCATCACATTATTTAAGTGCTGGTGGTCATTCTAATGTTAGATTTCACGAAGACAATGTATGGGTATCTTGTTATAAATGCAACGTAATGTTATCAGGTAATCAAATTAAATATAGAATCAGATTAATTGATAAAATAGGAGTTGAAAGAGTTGAATGGTTAGAATCAAATAGTAGTATTACTAAAAAGTGGACCAAAGAAGAATTAAAAAATATTATCGAAATGTATAAGAATAAAATAAAAGAATTACATTAGTAAAAAAAAACTATGAAAACACGAATAGAAATAGAACAAGAAATAGATTACCTACAAGGTAAGATATACTACTGCAAAGTAAATGACTTACTATATGATATGCAGAAGTACGAAGCAGAGTTAGAAATATTAGAAGAACAATTAGAAAAACTATGAAAGCAACACTTACATTTAATCTTCCAGAAGATAACGAAGAATTTAATCGTGCAGTAAAATCAGCAGATTATTACGTTTGTTTGTTTGATTTATTTCAATATTTAAAACGAGAAATAAAATACAATCAACAACTATCTGATATTGAAAGAGATACTTTTGAAAGAATCAGAGAAGAATTTAACGGAATATTAACTGAAAACGGAATAGAATTATGATGACAGCAATAGATTGGTTTTTAGAAGAATTAGAAAATAATGATTGGTATTGGTTGCCTGAATCAATTAAAAATGAAATAATTAATCAAGCCAAAGAAATTGAGAAGGAGCAGATAATGGATGCTTTTTGGAATGGTGATAACACAGACTGTACATCAGAACAAAACTCAAAAGAATTTGCAGAACAATATTATAACAAAACCTTTAAATCAAAATAGTATGGAAAAAGAATTAGATATTGATATAGCATTACTGGTATTAGAAGAATATCAAGAATGGCGTATTGGTGAAGTTGATGAACTTACACAAACACCAGAGATGATAACAAAAGCAATTGATTCGATATTAATTTATTTTAAATCAGAATAGTATGAAAACAGCAATAGAGTATATTAAAGAAAAATTACTATCAGATGAATATTGGTATGAAAAGCTAACATTTGAAGAAATTATCAATCAAGCCAAAGAAATGGAGAAGCAGCAGATGAAAGATTCATATAAACAAGGGTTTGCTTATCGAGATACTTGGAATTGGGAACTTGACGTAGATTGGGATGAAGACTCAACACAAGAAAACAATCAAGAATTTGAACAATACTACAACGAAACTTTTAAATCAGATGAACAAGAATAGACGAAGAAAACACGAAAAGCACCCGTTTCTAAAAAGAAACTGGCAAAGAGCAACTAACTATGTATTAAGTTGGGTATATCAAGATACTGCATTTGAACGCTTAAATCCTGAAGAATAATGAAAAAAAAGGTGTTTTAAATATGATTAACTACGACAAATACGCTCTTATACGTATGGATTTAGAAAAGGTAGATGATACTAAATTTAACAACAATCATCCTAATGGTTTTAATAAAGGATTTAAAGCCAAAAATACTTTTATAAATTTAGAACTATCTAAAAAGTTTAACTGTTTATTTGTAAATTATGGTGATGGCAAATGGTTTCATACATCAGAAATACAGAAACAAGAAGAGCATGAAGGATATGATTTAATCTACACGCTTAATTCTGTGTATAAGGTAACGCCAATATTTACAGCAATACCTGAAGTACAGGAGAAATATTCAATTTAAAAGTTATGGAAAAAGAATTTGTACCTTATGAGTTAGCTTTAAGAATGAAGCAACTTGGATTTGATGAACCTTGTTTGGCTTCTTATTATCACGCAGGTAGAAGATTAGATATATGTGAATACATTAATCACGGAGAATATACTGTTTTAGCACCAACCTACTCACAAGCATTTAGATGGTTTAGAGAGAAGTATAATGTTCATATCAGAATTGAAAAATATGATGAAACTAAATGGTGGGCGAATTGGGGAAGTTGGACTTCAGAAGTTTATGATTCATACGAAGAAGCAGAACTTGCTTGTTTAGAGAAGTTAATTGAAATTGTAGAAAGTAATGGAAAAGAAGAGATGCTTTGAGTGTAAGAAAATTAAAACATTAGACTGTTTCACTGTCAATTCACGCAAATATCAGTTAAAGGCTGACATGGGCAGATGCATTGTCTGTCATTCCTGTACAAAAGCAAGAGCATTAAGAGATATGAAACTAATTATTTTAAATTCTGAAACGCAAAAGTTTGAAACATTATACTTTACATCTAAAAATCAAGTGTTAAAACATATTAAAGAACTTAAACAACAAGCAAAACTTTAAATTAAATATATATGATAAATTACATGAATTTTTCACAAGCATTAGAAGAATTAAAAAAAGGAAACGTAGTACAAAGAAAATTTTGGAAAGGAAAAGGAAACTATATTTTTATTGATAAAGGATGTTTGTCAAAAAATAATAAATATCAAAAAATAAATGGAATTTCTAAATTTTATTTTGATATATATGAATCTGATATAATAACAAAATTGCCAAATATTTGTTTTCGTGATACTACTGGAAGTTTAAATAATGGATGGCAACCTAATTGTAATGATTTACTATCAGATGATTGGTCTTTAATAAATATTGAAATTATAAAATGAAACTACTATTGTTAATAACTGATTTTGTAATATCTTCTGTTTTGATACTGATATATAAAAAATTAGATTAAATTTTGCACTATTGAGTGCAGATTGGTTAACATACATTGCTAAATATCACAACGAATACTTGAAGATAGTACGAAGTTGGGGAGAAAGTGACTATGCAGAGGACATAGTGCAGGAAATGTATCTACGAATCAACCGATATACTACCGAAGATAAGATAGTCAATAACGGAGAAGTGAATAAGGCTTATGTTTGGTTTGTGCTACGAAATATCTACAATGACCTAAAGAAACACGGAAACAGAATTGACATTGCAAGGTTATCTGATAAGTTCGATGTAGAGGATGAAGAATTAGATGAAGCAAAACACGGATTTGAGATATTTAGTCAACGATTAAACGATGAGATAGATTCGTGGCACTGGTATGATGCAATGCTATTCAAAGTCTATAAAGATTCAGATATAACAATGAGAGAACTTGCAGACAAGACTAAGATAAGTTTGTCTTCTATATACAACACACTAAAGAACTGCAAAGAAAGAGTACAAGATAATTGCAGTGAACACTACGAAGATTTCCTAAATGAAGATTACGAGAGAATTTAAATTTCGCATTGGTCAAATAGTCTATCTTAAGACAGACTTTGAGCAGTTAGAAAGAATTGTTATCGGATATATGATACTTTACGGATTTCACCAATATATTTTAATGCAAGGAATAGAACAAAGCAATCATTTTGATTTTGAAATAGCAGAGCATAAAAATATTTTATTTACATTAAACTGATGAAAGTATTAAACATAGAGGAATATTACGAGCAGGGAGAATTGACAACTATTTTTACAGTACTCCATAAAGGAAAGACTGAATACATAAGGATACAAAAACACGAAGCAAAAAACATAAAGAACGAAAAAGAGTTAATTAAATATATAAGTAATGAAACAAGTAGATAAGTTTCTCAAAGAGCAGTTAGAAGATATAACTGCCAAGATTGAAGTAATAGGAAAGCAAGATAGATTCAACACAGTGGATTATCATTTCCTAATAGGATTATTAATGGGTGTTAACTATTTATTAGAGCAAAATGGCAAGGGGAAGAAAACCAAGTAAAGGACTCGGAGATACAGTAGAGAAAGTACTTGAAGCAACAGGTATCGCACAGGCAGTAAAATTTATAGCTGGAGATGATTGTGGATGTGAGCAACGTAAACAGAAACTTAATGAGTGGTTTCCATATAAAAAGCCACATTGTTTAAATGAGGATGAGTATAATTACCTACATACTTATTTTGCAGAAACACGGAACGAAATAAACGTAAGTACACAACAGATGTTACTCAAGATATACAATAGAGTATTCAACACAAATAAAAGACCTACATCCTGCTCAAGTTGTTTCAGAGAGGTACATTCAGAGTTAGCAAAAGTTTACAATACATACAAAGAAGAAAATAATGGATGAAATAGATAAAAATATTTTAGACTGTTGTAAATTAGTTTGTGAATTATATGAAACTGTTGATGGAGGAGTAGGTGGTTATGGTCATATAGTATTTGATGATGGTAATTTAGATAATGAATCAATATTATTATGCATAGAAAATGCAGAAAATAATATATTTAAACTTTCTGAAGAAACACGAATAAAAAGTATAGAAGCATTAAAAGCAATATTAAAATTATCTTATATAGAAAGATTTTTTGTTTATCACGAATACAGTAATTACGAAGATTATGCCAATACCTAAACCACGAAAAGGAGAACATAGAAAAGAGTTTGTACAGAGATGTATGATTGACCATAAGATGCTAAAGGAGTATACCACTTCACAACGTTATGCAGTGTGCCAAGATGCTTTTAATACGAAGTTAGCAGAAACACGAATCTCCTTTGACTATGATGGTACATTCTCAACTAAAGAAGGATTTGATTTAGCAAAGAAACTAAACGAATCTAACAACGTTTATATCATATCAGCAAGAGATAATAAAGTGCCTATGCTTCAAAGAGCAAAAGAAGCAGGTATACCGGAGAGCAGAGTTTACGCAACAGGAAGTAATGAGAAAAAGATTGAAGCAGTAAAGCGATTAGGTATAAGTAGACACTACGATAATAATGATGATGTAGTTAAAGAATTAGGTAACATAGGAAAGAAATTCTAACAAAAACACGAATTAAAATTTAATTTGTATTAATTATGGATAAGCGAAAGCAAAACGGAGGTCATTCAACTAAAGCAAAAGGAATAGATAAAAGAAAAAATGATTATCGCCAAGCAATAGAACAAGCAATGACAACTGAAGATATTGCATTAATACTTCGCAGATGTAAAGACATTGCATTAAGTGATGATAAGGATAGAATGGCTGCATTAAAAATATTACTTGAATATACGCTTGGAAAACCGCACCAAACAATAACTGAAGAAATAGAACATAAATTTCCTACAATAGATATGAATGAATGGATATAAACAAGCCTTATTTAACATCTTATCAAAAGGATATTTTATTTAGTAAAGCAAGATTTACAATTACTGAAGCATCTACAAAAGTAGGTAAAACACATTCTCATATTATTTGGTTATTTGGTAAGGCAATGTCTGAAACAAATGCTAAAGGAAAAAACTATTGGTGGATAGCACCTGTATATAATCAAGCGAAAATAGCATTTAAAAGATTAAGAAGAAATTTAGGTAAATATAAAGTATTTGTATTTAATGAAACTTCTTTAATTATTTTATGTCCTAATGGTGCAGAAATACATTTTAAAAGTGCAGAAAAACCTGATAATTTATACGGAGAAGATGTATATGCTTGTGTATTTGATGAAGCACCAAGAGCAAGAGAAGAAAGTTGGTATGCATTACGTTCAACATTAACTGCAACAGAAGCACCATGTAAAATAATTGGAAATTTTGGTGGTATATCTAATTGGGTTCATAAATTAAAAGAAAAATCAAAAAATGATAAGTTATATGAATATTTTAAGATTACTTGTTGGGATGCTATAAGAGAAGGAATATTAAGTGAAGAAGAAGTTTTACAAGCACAACGAGATTTACCTGCAAAAATATTTAAAGAACTATATGAAGCAGAGCCATCAGAAGATGAAGGACAATTAATAAATAATCAATCTATAATAAAATTATTTTCAAATACACATATATCAGGTGGAGTAAAATATATTACTGCTGATATTGCACGATTAGGAAATGATAAGACTGTTATTTATGTATGGGATGGAATGAGAGTAATTGAAATAGTTGAAAAGAATACATCTTTAGTTACAGAATCTGCAAATATTATAAAAGACTTACAATTAAAATATAACGTAAATACGAATAATATTATTTGTGATGAAGATGGTGTAGGTGGCGGAGTAGTTGATATATTAAATTGTATTGGATTTGTAAATAATTCAAAAGCAAAATCAATAAATGGAAATACTGAAAACTTCGCAAACTTAAAAGCACAATGTTATTATAAATTAGCAGAATATATAAATAGAAATGAGATATATGTTAATTGTGATAGTAATATAGAAAAATATTTAACTGAAGAATTGGAACTTGTACGATTATCAAAAGAACTTGATATAAATAAAATCACTTTGTTATCAAAAGACGAAATAAAAAAACGAATTGGAAGGTCTCCAGATTATTCAGATGCTTTAATGATGCGAATGTATTTTTTATTAAACAACAGAGATAAATATCATATATGGTAGAGCATATAAGCATAGAACATTATAGTGCAGTAATACAAGATTACATATTTGATACTACAGGTAAGCGAGTGAAGATAGTATTCGATAATCCATTTGTAATGCACCGACATTTTCAACTTCTTTGCAAGGCATTTGATTACATACAACAGAAACACGGAAATTAAGTTATATAAATATATGAACGTAGATATACAGATACCAACTTCATTAGATGAGATAACACTTGGTCAGTATCAAGAATACTTAAAGGTAGTTGACCAAAACAAGGATGAGGAATTTATCGCACAAAAGATGATTTCTATATTCTGTAACATCAAGATGAGTTACGTTCAAATGATTAAGTACTCGGATGCAGTAGCCATAATTGAATCACTAACTAAGATGTTTGAGAATAAACCTAAGTTAGTGCAGAGATTCAAATTAACTGATATGGAGTTTGGATTCATTCCTAATTTGGAAGATATGAGTTTCGGTGAGTACATAGACCTTGAAACAACTATCGGAAATTGGGAAACGATGAACAAGGCAATGGCTGTAATGTATCGGCCTGTCATAAAGACGAAGAAAGAACAATACGAGATTGCCAAGTACACAGGAACAGAAGCATTAGAAGAAGCGATGAAGTTTGCACCTATGAGTGCAGTATTTGGTAGTATGCTTTTTTTTTGGAATTTAAGCAACGACTTATTGATGGCTACGATGGACTATTTAAAGGAGGAAGTAACGGAAATGACTATTCAGCAGAAGCACAATTTGGAGCAAAATGGGGATGGTATAATTCAATCTATACAATCGCTAAAGGAGACCTTACACGATTTGATGCAGTTACCGAGTTACCAGTTAGGCAATGCCTTACATACTTGATGTATGAGAAAGAAAAGAACGATATTGAAATAGCAAGACTAAAGAAATAGATGCAAGGTTTTTACAACATATTAGAAAGAATAAAAATTCAACTTGAAGATGATCCGAATGTAAACACGGTTACTTATGGCGACATCTTTAAAATTGACTTAAATAAACAGACTATTTTTCCACTTTGCCACTTGATGGTGAATGAAGCAACGATGGAGAATAATATATGGCGATTTAACGTTTCTGTTATCGCTATGGATATTCTCGATGAGAGCAAAGATAACATCACAGATTGGTTTGTAGGTAACACGAATGAACAGGACATTCTTAATACACAACTGGCAGTTTTAAATAGATTATTTCAAGTATTAAAAACAGGAAGTTTATCTAAAGACTTGTATCAGTTAGATGGCAATCCAACTTGTGAAAACTTCACAGAACGATTTGAAAATAGTCTTGCCGGATGGACAGGTACATTTGATGTTCTTATTCCTAACACAATGACATCTTGTGATGGATTAGTTCCTATACCTGATGATTGTTTGGCTGCACACTTTGTAATTAAAAACACGGATAATACAATAATTGAGCAAGGTTATATAGAAAGTGGAGCAGAAGAGATAATCATACTACCTGATACAACATTTAACGTATATGTTGATGAAGTACTACAGGAATCAATAGAAGTAGCAACTTTAAGCAACGAAACAATTAACATCGTATGGCAATAGATATTAACATAAATTCACAGATACTAACGTATGCTGATTTAGCATCTTTTCCTGCAACGGGTAGTGTAAAAACTATCTACATAGCAGAGGATTCTGATTTCAGTTATTATTGGGATGGTACGGGGTATGTACAACTATCGGGAGGTGGTGGTGGAAACCAAGACTTACAAAGTGTAACAGATAACGGAGCAACTACCACCAATTCATTAACAATAGATAGTGCAAATGCTTACTCTTTAATTGCACCAACTGAAATAGGTACGGAAGATAAAAATACAGGGACTTATGCTTATTTAGGTTCAACAGGTGTTTTAGGACTTAAATCAGGAGGCTATGATAGTACACTTGATAATTTAGAAGTAAATATAAATGGAATAAATCTACAAATTCCTGACAAAGCATCTGCTGGAAATTATATTATTCAAACAACAGAGGAAAAAGGAAACGCAAATGGTTACGCTTCATTAGATTCAGGTGGTAAGATTCCAGCTACACAATTACCAAATTCAGTAATGGAGTTTAAAGGTGCTTGGGATGCTTCAACAAATACACCAACTTTAGCGAATGGAACAGGTAACGCAGGAGATGTGTATCGTTGTTCAGTTGCAGGTAGTGTAAACTTTGGAGCAGGTGCTATAAGTTTTGGAGTTGGTGATTGGGTGATGTACAATGGTAGCATTTGGCAACATTCTCCAGCTACGGATGCAGTAACTTCAGTAAATGGATTAACAGGTGCTGTTACTTTAACTATTCCTGCTGCACAGATTCAATCAGATTGGACACAAGCCAACACAAGTGCTTTAGACTACATAAAAAATAAACCTTCGCAATTAACTACATTAGGTTATTACGCACAATATCAAGATGACGCAACACAGACTGTTGCTACAATAAACACAGGTTATCCAATGAAGTTCAGAACTATGGACTTATCAAACGAGGTAACAGTAGTAAGTGATTCAAGAATAACGTTTGCAAATGGTGGTGTTTATAACTTACAATTCAGTAGTCAGTTTCAAAACACGGATACACAATTACAAGATGTAACTATTTGGTTAAGGAAGAACGGAACAGATGTAGCAGGTTCATCAGGATATTGTTCGATACCAAATAAACACGCAGGAGTAAATGGTCATACAATTGTTTCTTGGAATTACTTGCTTGAATTAAATTCGGGAGATTATTACGAGTTAGTTTGGAGTGCATCAAGTACACAAGTCACAATGCAGTATTATGCAGCAGGTAATCCTCCTTCAACTGCAAGTGCAATTTTTACTGTTACACAACAAGCAGGAGTAATGGCTGAAACACAATTAGACAGATTACACTCATTTGCTTCTCCTTATGACTATAATGGTCACGCATCACAAGGAAGTTCAGAGAGTGCATCAGTATGGACAATAACAAAATTAACATTAGCAAGTGATGGAACAACAACAAAAGGAGTTGCTACAGGTGCTTGGACAAATAGAGCAGATTTAATTTATAGTTAAGATATGGCAAGTTATTTATATTCAGGAACAACAGGTATTTTAAATTGGAGTACAGCAGCCAATTGGACTAATATGGCTACAAACACAACTGGTACAGTTCCAACATCAGCAGATGATGCTTATTTACATAATAAGACAGTTATAATAGATTCAGGAGTAACAGTAAACGTTAATAAAATTAGTAATAAAGCAACAACAGGTTTTACTGTCAATGCAAATGCAGGAGGTACAGCACAAATTACAATTACAAATACTTACTCACCAACAGTAACAGTTGGCTCAGGAGGAATTGAGTCAAGTCAGTTAACAACAGCAGGTAATACAATAACAATTTTAGGTTCACCAACATCACAGCCATCAGTAATGCAAATATTGTGTAGTGGGGATATTACAGGTGGCTTTTCATCTGCTGCAACATCACACGGAATATATATCAACTGCACTAACTCAAAAATATATATGACTGCCGATGAAATTTTGAGTGGTATTACTGCAAATACTGCTTATGCAATACATATTCCATCTGCTGCAACAGGAAATACTATTTATGTAAATTGCACTAAAATTACAGGTGGTACAGCAGCAGCAATAAACAACAACACAACATCTGGAATAGTAATATATAAAGCAACAACAATTGAAGGAGGAAATAGTATTGCAGGTATTCAGCAACAAAATGAAAACAATGCACAAAGTCAATATGTAGGTTATACTTGGAATTTTACCACAGCAACACCTACAGCATCACCAATAACCGATATTACTGCAAGTACAACATCCCCAGCAATTCAATCTTATACAGGTACAGCACCATATATAAATAAAACACAATTTATAATTAACGCAACGAATATTAATGGTAATTCAAACGGAATGGATGCCTTAATGTTATTTAAAGCATTATTATCTGTTACTAATATTTATTATTACGATACGCCTACTACTTTTAAGAATTATAGAGACCAAACACCATCGGCAACAACAGTAACCGAAGCAAGTATTTGGGCATATGCAACAAGGGAGTTGACATCTGCAAAAAACATAACAACAGATGACACAGAGATAAATTCAACAGCCATAAAAACTGCAACAGATAGAATACCAACAAATCCTGCAAGTGTTCAAAGTACAGGAGACCAAATCGCAACAATTAATTAATGTTAGAGCATCTAAAAGACGAATTAAATACGTTTAGAAAGCGAGTTATACAACAAGCGAAGTCTAACCTTACCAAAACAGGAAAGAACGCATCAAAACGCTTGTATAATAGTTTAGATTCTAACTTAAAAGGTAGTCCTAATTCTTTTCAGTTGGATTTTATGATGGCTGACTATGGAGAGTTTCAAGATAAGGGAGTAAATGGGTTAAAAATAAACAGAAATGCACCATTTAGTTTCAAGAAAGGAGTACCAAGTAGAAAGATGCTTAATTCACTTGATAAATGGGTAGTAAAAAGAGGAATAGCACCAAGAGATAAAAACGGAAAATTCATAGATAGAAGGTCTTTAAAATTTGCTATTGCGAAAAACATATTTAAAAAAGGAATTAAACCAAGTCTATTCTTTACTAAACCATTCGAAAACGAATATAAAAAGTTGTCAAACGATTTGATTGAAGCCTACGGATTAGATATGAGTGAATTCCTACAATACACACTAACAAATTATAAGAAATGAGTAAATCTATCATATTAGCGAGAAGCCCTTTTTTAATTGAAGTAAATGAAGACCCATCTGATGGAAGTAAAATAGAAATATTTATTTGGAATGGTACTGGCTCTGCACCTGTTTCGCCTAATTATGTGTTGAGTAAGTTTGTTGCTTCTCCTACTAACTTCTTAATGAGATACGATATAAGTAATTACATCCGTGAGTACATAAAGAATGAACATCCGTACACAGATGACACAGATTTCCATTGGTGTAATGTAAAAGTAAAGAGATACAATTTAGTTACAGGAACATATACACTATTAGATACTACTGAATATTACGCAGTAGATGGTTATGTTATAAGTGGAAAAAGTAGTTATAATAATCCTATTTCAGATACAACTATAACGATAGGTAATAACTACTCAAACACGGAAATAAATTATTTCTGTTCAACACCTGTATTTAATTTTATCAATGGTAATGGTTATTATTTAGAATGGGATGAAATAGGAGGAGAGGGGTTTGGTAATTACACAATAGATACAGACAATCCAATCCAATATAACGGAATAACATTGTTAAATTTTGAGGTATCAGTATATAATTCAAGCGATGAATTAATTGTTACATATACATTCAAATCAGAAGAAATTTGCACTAATTATTCAGAAGTCACCTACATAAACAAATACGGATTCTTTGAAAGTAGTTGTATGAGTGGAAGCATTAAGTACAATATGCAAGTAAATGCTAATTCTTATCAGTTATATCAGACTAACTTCGATAATTATGCAGTAGAAGCAGAAAAACAGGAATTCAATAAGAATGGAGTGCATTCATTTACCATAAACACAAATTGGAAGCCTGAAAGTTGGAATATTATTCTACAACAAATAATGTTATCCGAAAAATTGCTTTTAACTATTGGAAATGATGCTACAATAGAAGAAACTGAATATATGCCTTTTCCTGTCAAACTAAACACGAATCAAACACAATTATTCAGACACATAAACGATAAACTAATCAATTATCAATTGGAGTTTGAATATTTAAAAGCACTCGTATATACCAATATGTAATGAATAGAAAAGTCCAAATTTACATTCAGACAGATAAGATTGATGAGAACTTTTGTTCGTGTATTGTAATTACATTAGAAGATGTTCCTTATCAGGCAGGTTCTATTTCATCAACAGAGGGAGGGTATAATATTTATGAATTCTATATAGGAGAATATCACTATTTTATTGTATATGAATTAGCAGGTGGTCCAGCAGGATTAGGAGATAATGCTTGGGTGCTTTATAGAGATGCAATAGGTGATAGAGTTGAAGGATATACATTTGATGTAGGTACAAATTGTCCTGTTTCTGATAATTGGATATCGGAAATTAGAACATCTATTTTAACTGAAAGTTGCACAGTAAACAAACAATATTACGAAAGATTAGATTTATTTGATGATGAGAAAATTGTTATTAATTCTTCAGTACAGAATGTATCAGATATATCAAGTGTTTTCAGTGATTATTCGCAGTCTTTTGTAGTTCCTGCTTCAACACATAACAACCAAATTTTAGAGCATTGGTATAATAGTGATATAAACGCATTACAAGATAATCGTATCCGTAGAAAAGCACGAATAGAGATAGACCATATACCTTTCAAAACAGGAAACCTACAACTTGAAAAGGCAAACATCAAGAATAAGCGAATAGAATCTTATACACTACAATTCTTCGGTGATTTAGTAAGTTTAAAAGACACATTAGGCGAAGCAAGTTTAAACACATTAGATCTATCAGAATATTCATTCGAATATAATTTAGCGAATGTATCTGATTTAGTTTCTTTAGACTTCGATAGTGCTATAAAGTTTCCATTGATAACGAGTAAGAATCTATGGAGTTATGGCGATGGTGGTACTTATGACATTACAGACCCTGCTAAAGCATTTTATTTTACAGAGTTATTTCCTGCTATCAAAGTAAAAGAGTTATTTAACACTATTGAAAATCAATTCGGAATAACTTTTACAAGTGATTTCTTATCTAATGACAGATTCACAAACTTGTTTTTGTGGATGAAAAATCAAGAAATAGGATTAAATGGTACTATTCCTACTATTAATTCTCAATTTGGTAGACAATTAGTATCTTTTGATTCTATAACAAATGGTGTAGTATTTGACATAACTAATAGTGTTGCTTATATGCAGTATTTCAACTATTACGATAGTGTAATATTGACATTTAATGTATCAGGCACTACAAACACGGATAATTATAAGATATACGTTTATAAAGACGATGTACTTATAAATACCATTGAAACATCTGGAGATGGTGAAAAGTATCATACAGATTTATTTGCGACAACATTTGGAAACTATAATGATTCAATAAATTCAAAGTACAAATTTTACGTTTCATCTGTTACTACAATATCATTTGATATAGATATACGTTTCAGATATACAAGTGGATTAAATGAGTATTTCTTTGATGCGTATAAACATATTGACTTAACAAGTTCAACACTTGACTTTGGTAAATATTTACCGGACATTAAAATCACGGATTTTATTAGTGGAGTATTAAAACAATTTAATTTAACGTGTGTACCAACTTCAGATACTAATTACATTATTGAACCTTTGGATGCTTGGTATAGTGATGGAACTATTTACGATATTACAGAATATACAGATACTGAAAGTATAGACATCGAAAGAGTATCATTATTTAAGGCTATAAGATTTACACACCAACAAAGTGATTCATTTATTAACAGGCAATTCTTTGCTTTGAATAATTATGAGTATGGTGATTTAAGAGATACAAAAGATTTCGATGGTGGTGATTATAATATTGAACTTCCATTTGAGAATCTACTTTTCAGTAAATTAAATTACACTATTCCGACAAATGTACAAGTAGGATATTGTTTAAATCAAGAGTATAATGATTATGTTCCTAAGCCTATTTTACTATATAAGTATTTGTGGCAAGATACAGATGTAGATATAAATATTACAGATGGCACTTCTACTTTTAATTTAACATCTTATCAACCATTTGGTCAGGATGTAAGATATGGCAGTCAAGACATAAGTTTAAACTGGAGTACAGATAATTCGAGTCTATTAGAAAAGCAAATGGATTTCAATAGTTATTCACTTTATTATCAATCATACTTACTAAACTTATACAACAAGAAAAACAGGATAACTACCATAAAGACGAATCTACCACTATCAATACTTACAAGATTGAAACTAAATGATAGGTTAGTAATAAGAGATAAGAGATACATCATAAACGATTACCAAGCAGACTTAACAAGTGGAGATGTACAATTTAAGTTACTAAATGACTTCAGATTCATTGACACACTTAATTGGCAGAATGACCCAGAAGAATATCCAAATGTAGCAGGATGATAAGAAATATTTTAGATTTATTACAGTTAGATGAGTTCTACGGAAAGTCGGAGAATATCGAAATAGCAAAAGGAAAATACCAACTTCCTACATCAGTAAAACACGCAATTAAACAAGGTAAAAGACAACTTAAAAACCTAAAAGATGGCAGAAAATAAAACAATACAGTTAGAAGTAGAAACAAACTTAGGTAGTTTAAGAAGTCAGTTAAGAGCAGCACAGGCTGAAGTAGCAGCAATGGCTGATAAATTCGGTGCAACGAGTGCTGAAGCAGCCAACGCAGCAAAAAGAGCAGCAGAATTGCGTGATAGAATTCAAGATGCTAAAAATTTAACTGCTGCATTTAATCCTGAGGCAAAATTTGCAGCAATAGGTCAAGCAGTAGGAGCAGCAGCAGGTGGATTCACTGCTTTTCAAGGTGCTTTAGGTTTGGCAGGTGTAGAAAGTGAAAATCTACAACAACAACTTTTAAAAGTTCAATCTGCTTTAGCATTAAGTCAAGGATTAGAACAATTAGGAGGATTGGCAGATGCTTTAAAAAATGTTAAAACAGTAGGTGTAAATGCTTTTAATTCTATTAAAACTGCAATAGGTAGCACAGGAATAGGATTATTAGTTGTTGCATTAGGTACTATTTATGCTTATTGGGATGATATTACTAAATCAGTTAAGGCATCTTTTCCTGCATTTGAGAATATAGGAACAATATTTAATAAAATTAAAGAAGTTGCTTTTGGTGTAGGTAGTGCTATTACAAACTTTATTTTATCACCATTTAAGGCAATAGGTAAATTATTACAAGGTGATTTTAAAGGTGCATTAGAAGAAATAAAAGACGGAATAGATTTAGTAGGAAACTATCAAAAAGGTGCTTTAAATGAAAGACAAGCACAACAAGAGGATGCTAATAAAAAACGATTAGAAGCATTAATAAAACAAAAAGATGATGAAATAGCAGTTGAAAAGGCAAAAGGCAAAGAAACTTATAAATTAGAATTAGAAAACTATAAACGTAAAAAAGAATTAGCAAAAGGTAATCAAGAAGAATTACAGAAACTAAGACAAGAGGAAAAAATACTTATTGCTACACATCAAAAACAATTAAAAGATGCATATATAAAGCATCAAGAAGAGATAAGAAAAGCACAAGAAGAATTAGCAAAAAAAGAATTAGAAAGGTTAAAGAAACAACGTGAAGATTCACAAAAAATGGTTGATGATATTGGGTTTATGCAAACTAAATCAATATCAGAATATAAAGATGCAAAAGATAGACAATTAGAAGTTGATGATAATTATTATAAAGAAGTTTCAGCATTAGCAGATAAATTCTTTTCTGAAAATGCACAAAGAGCAGAAAAAGAAAAACAATTACAAAAAGATGTAACAAATGCAAAGTTTCAAATTGCTTATGATTCACTTGCTTTAATTTCTGATATTACAAGCCTATTTGGTCAACGTAATGAGAAAGAAGCAAAGAAAGCATTTCAAATAGATAAGGCTGCTAAGTTAGCAAGTGCAACTATTTCAGGTATTGAAGGAACTATAAACGCCTATACAACTGCGCAGAAATCTCCTATAACTGCTTTATTTCCTGCTTATCCAGCAATACAAGCAGGTTTGGCAGGTGCTTTTGCAGCAGTTAATATTGCAAAAATATCACAAACACAATTTCAAGGTGGGAATAATAACATAGATTCATCAAATGCACCTATGGGTGGTGCTTCACAATCAATGACACCACAATTCAACGTAGTAGGTGGTAATCAAACATCGCAACTATTACAAGGTTTATCTGCACAACCACTTAAAGCCTATGTTGTTGCAAGTGATATTACAACTGCTCAAATGCTCGAGCAAAAAGCAATTAAAACAAGTGTATTATAATTAAGTTATATAAGTATGTTACAAGAAGTAGAATTAAAAATAGAAGATGCGAAAGATGGTGTTTTCGCTATTTCACTCGTAGAGAATCCTGCAATTGAAGAAGATTTTATTGCATTATCTTCTGAAAAGGTAGAACTAAAAGTTATCGATTCTGAAAGAAGAATAGTAGTAGGTTTTGCATTAGTTCCTGACAAGAGGATATATCGTGTTTTGAAAGGCAAAGAGTTTAACATTTATTTTTCTGCTGATACAATACGTGAAGCACAAGAGTTATATATGAAACAACTTAATCTACAAAACTTCACTTTAGAACATGAGAAAAACACGGATGGAGTAAGTGTAATTGAAAGTTGGATAGTAGAAGATCCGAGTAACGACAAATCTAATTTATACAACCTAAATCCTAAAGGTGGAGAGTGGGTAGTAATGAGTAAGATTGATAACGACAAAGTATGGCAACAAGTAAAAGACGGAACATATAAAGGTTACTCTATTGAAGCAATGTTTAGTGGACTTGAAAAGTTAGGACTATCAAAAGACGAAGAACTTTTAGAACAAATAAAGGAATTATTAAATCAAATATAATGGCTAAAAAAGTAAAATTAGAAGGTTTTGGCGAAGTGTTAGAACCACAATTAAAAGACTATTTAGAAGAATCTAAAGGTCAAGGATTAGGAAGTTTAGTTACTGCTCAACAAGACGAGATAGTAAACGAAAATGAAACAAGAGAATTGTAAGTAAGTTAAATAAGTAAATAGTAATAGTATGAACAAGACAACAAAAATTCTTAACGAAGTGAAGACACTACTCGGGATGGAAGTAAAACTTGCTCAGATGAAACTACAAGACGGAGTAACTGTAATCGAAGCAGAAAGTTTCGAAGCAGGTTATTCAGTTGGAATAGTTACAGAAGAGGGGATAGTTCCTGCACCTGTTGGTGAACACATTTTAGAAGATGGTCGTGTATTAGTTATCGAGCAAGAAGGAGTAATTAAAGAAATCAAAGACGCTCAAACTGAACAGCCTGAACCTGAAATGGAAGTAGAAGTAGAAGCATCTGAGGAAGTATCAGAGCCTACTGCTAAAAAAATCATTGAAACAATTTCTAAAGAAAGTTTTTTCTCGGAAATTGAAGCATTGAAAAAAGAAAACTTAGAGTTGAAAGAACAACTTGTAAAGTTGAGTGAGGTAAAAGAAGAAGTAGTAGTTGAAAACAACGAACCTGCTGTTGAGCCTATCACTTTCAATCCTGAAAATAAAAAACCTGTACAACTTATGCAGTACGGAAAGAACAGACCTAAAAACATTATGGATTCTGTATTAAACAAAATAGTTAACAATTAATTTAAAAAAGTAAAAAAAATGGCATTATCAATTACTACTACTTACGCTGGTGAATTCGCAGGTAAGTACATCGCAGCAGCTTTATTGTCTGCACCAACAATCGAAAACGGAGGGGTAACAGTTATTCCTAACGTTAAATACAAGCACGTTATTCAAAAGTTTGCAACTGACTCAATCGTTAAAGATGCAACTTGTGATTTTGACGCATCAGGAACAGTTACACTTACTGAAAGAATATTACAAACTGAAGATTTCCAAGTTAACTTGACTTTGTGTAAAAAGACTTTCCATTCAACTTGGCAGTCTATGGAGATGGGATATTCTTCATTCGACCAATTGCCTACATCATTTGCTGATTACTTAATCGCTTATGCTGCTGAAAAAGTCGCTGCATCAATGGAATCTACTATTTGGGTAGGTGCTAACGCAACAGCAGGAGAGTTTAACGGAATCTCAACTGCAATTGCTTTAGATGCTGCTTTGCCTTCTGCACAAGAAGTTGCTGGTACAACTGTAACATCATCGAATGTATTAGCTCAGCTCGGGTTGTTGGTCGATGCCGTTCCGTCACGTTTGTACGGAAAAGAAGGTTTACGTTTATATCTATCTCAGAATATTTGTAAGGCTTATGTTCGTGCTTTGGGAGGTTATGCTTCGGGAGTAGGTGCTAATGGTATCAATAACGAGGGAACAATGTGGTATACTAACGGAGCATTATCTTTTGATGGTATTCCAATCTTTATGGCTAACGGAATGGCAAACAATACTGCAATAGCTACAACTGTAGACAACCTTTACTTCGGATGTTCTTTGCTTTCTGATTTGTCGGAAGTTAAAGTTTTGGATATGTCTGATTTGGATGGTTCAAACAACGTAAGAGTTATTATGAAATTCGCTGCTGGTGCTACTTACGGATGGGCTGAAGATATGGTTACTTACGGAATCACAAATTCTGCTAACTAATATTAACCTATTAATTATCGAGGGTGGTGGAATATCTGCCACCCTTTTTTTATAAACATTAAATAATTTAAAAAATGGCTTGTGATATTTCAAAAGGTAGAGTTTTACCTTGCACAGATTCAGTAGGTGGTTTAGATGCTATCTATTTTATTAATCAAGATACATTGGGGGTTCCTGTATTTGGTACTGGTGATAATATAGATATGATTACAGATGTTACAGGTGGTACACCTTCACTTTACAAATATGATTTAAAAGGTACATCTACTTTTAATCAAGTAATGAATGTATCTCGTGAGAATGGTACTCGTTTTGCTGAACAAACACTTGTTTTGAATCTTCCTGTAATGAGTTCAGTTACACATAAAGAATTCAAATTATTGGCTGCAAGTAATCCAAAGGCAGTAGTTCGCACAACTTCAGGAGATTTCTTTTTAATGGGATTAGAGTTTGGATGTGATATAACTACAATTAATGCAAATACAGGTGCAGCAATGGGCGATATGACAGGATACGAAGTTACTCTTGTTGCACGTGAAAAAACATTTGCAAACTATTTAGATACTTCTACAGAAACTGGGATGGCATCATTATTAAATGGTACTATAGTAGAATAATACCTAAACAACGATAAAAGAGGGATGCAGAGATGTATCCCTTTTTTTATTTAAAACAAAAACACGAACTATAAGTTATATAAGTATATGATTATCCTAAAAGAGCAAAATACATCGCAGACTTTTAAGTTTATTCCGAGATATTATACAGGAGTGAATTTACGTTTAGTCAACGAAAGTAGTGGGCAGGTATATAGTTATAACGTATCTCCTGAACGTATCGGATATTACCATCAGATTACGCACATCGTAGATACTAAAGAAGGAAACTTTTACTCACTTACTATATTCGATGATGATGCGAATGTAGTTTACAAGGATAAAGTGTTTTGCACAAATCAGGAAATCACCGAATACACAATTAATAAGGATGAGTATGTACAAAAGTCATCTGACAACGAATTTATAATTTATGAATGATATTCACGTTATCAATTTAAGCCAATACACACAGCCTAAAATTGTCGAAAGCAAACGTAATGAATGGGTGGAATATGGAGAGCATAATAAATATTATGATTTTCTTATAGATTGCTATCAAAATTCAACTACAAACAATGCTTGTATAAACAACATTTCACGATTGATTTATGGCAATGGCTTAAGTGCTAAAGATGCAGGAAGGAAGCCTAACGAATATGCACAGATGAAGATGCTATTCGGTAAGAATATGCTTCGTTCTGTGATTATGGATTTAAAGATGTTGGGTAATTGTGCATTTCAACTTATCTACACAAAGGACAGAAAGAAGATAGCAAAGGTCGAGCATATACCGATGAATCTATTAAGACCTGAAAAGTGTGATGAGAAAGGTAAAATAAACGCTTACTATTATTCTGATAATTGGGAGGATATAAAACGATATGCACCGACACGAATTCCCACAATGGGAACTTCATCAGAAAGTATTGAAGTACTTGTTTTAGGTCATTACTCCGTAGGTCAGAAATACTTTAGTTTTGTTGATTATTTGGGTGCTTTAGACTATTGTGTGGCAGAAGAAGAAATAGCATTATATCTAATCAACGAGATTAAAAATAGTTTCTCAGGTACGAAGGTTATAAACTTCAATGGACTTGTACCTACTGAAGAACAACAGCAAGAAATCACTTCAAAAGTGATGAGCAAGTTAACAGGTAGCACAGGACAAAAAGTAATTGTTTCTTTTAACAATAACAAAGACTTGGCTACTACTGTAGAAGATATAAGTTTGACAGATGCACCTGAACACTATTCGTGGTTAGCAACAGAAGCAAGAGATAAGATATTGAATGGACACAATGTAACGAGTTCAATGTTGATAGGAATTAATCAAGGTGGTCAAGGTTTTAGTTCTAATGCTGATGAGATTAAAGTTGCTTCTGCTTATTTCTATAATACTACGATTAAGCCATTCCAAGAGTTGATTATTGATGGCTTAGACCAAATACTTGCATTTAATGGTATTTCACTCGACTTATATTTTGAAAGGTTGACTATCATAGACCCTACTGAAACTTCAGTCAATATGAGTGCTGATGTAGATTTAACTGATGAGGTAGGAGATAGTATTCTTGAAGAATTGCAAGGAGAATCAATGGGTGATGAATGGGAAGTAGTAGATAAACGAGAATACAAAGATACAAATTGCAGTATTGAAGATTGGATAGAAGAACACGAACCTAAGAAATCAATGCTTACTAAACTTGCTGATTATATTACTTCTTTTCCAAGCAGAGATTCAAATCTTGACAAGTCAGTTTATAAAGTTAGATATGAATATTCTGCACGATATAACAAAGACAAAACACGAAGATTCTGTTCTAATATGATGAGCAGAACTGCTAACGGTGTAGTTTATCGTTTAGAAGACATAGATAAGGCAAGTAGAGCAGGAGTTAATAAGCAATTAGGTCATAAAGGACAACCTTACGATTTATTTAAGTTTAAAGGTGGTGTAAATTGTGGACATTACTGGAGTGAAGTACTTTATAAACTAAAGACTAAAAAAGATGGTAAAGGCTATGTAGAAGATAAGGCATTAAGTTCTTCCGAAGAAGTAGCAAGTATACCTAAATCATACAAGCCAAGACCTTACGGAACTGCTGAAAGTAAGATAGCACCTATTGATATGCCTAACAATGGGCATCACCCAAATTACGGAAAATAATATGGCACAAGCATTATTTGTAACAACAGAAGATATTAAGAAATTCACTGCATTAAATGGCAATGTAGACTCTGATAAGTTCATTCAATTTGTCAAAATAGCACAAGATACGCATATACAGGAGTATTTAGGCACTCGTCTATTTATGAAGTTCAACGATGATATTGTAGCTGATGACTTGGCAGAGCCTTATACATCGCTTTTAACGACATATATTAAACCAATGGTTATACATTGGGCATTGTATGAATATTTACCTTTTGCGAGTTATCAAATAGCAAATAAAGGTATTTATAAAGGTGGTAGCGAAACAAGTGAAACAGTAAGCAAAGAAGAAGTTGATTATCTAATCAATAAACAACAGAGCATTGCACAACACTATACAACGAGATTCAAAGACTATATGTGCTTCAATCAGGCATCTTTTCCTGAATACTATGAGAATAGTAATGGAGATATGTTTCCGAACCAAAACACGATTAATTATGGCTGGTACTTATAAACCGAAAGAAAGTAATATAATTAAATTACAAGCATTCATTAAATCATTAGCAAAATGAGAATTATAAAAAGAATAAAAGCGACAACACCACCTTTCTTTAAGAAAGTGCGTAATATCGGATTAATCGTTGCAGGAGTGGGAACTGCAATAGCAACACTTCCTGTTAGTTTACCAGTTGGATTGGTAGCAGTATCTTCATATTTAATCGCAATAGGCACAACTACTGCCACAATTGCACAAACTGCTGAACAACGATGACAATAGATAGTGCAACAATTTGGATGTTTATTATTGCTACTGCAACAACTATTATCGGTTACTTCCTTAAAATTGTACATAATGATGTACGTAAAAATACCGAAGAAATAGGAAAGCAAAAAGGTAAGATTGAGTTAGTAGAGCAAGAAGCACGATTGAAGTATCAAGCAATCCAAGAGCAAACACAACTTGAAATAAAGAACCTTGCTAAAAATGTGAGTGAGTTATCCAGTGCAGTTAAACAATTAATACTTGACAGATGATTGAAAATCGTTTTTTAATAGTGGTATTTGTATTAGTGTTACTTATTTACACTACATTTATTATTAACAACGATAACAATCAATTGAAATGAATTTAAGTAAACACGTTACCAAGTCAGAATTTGAGTTATCTCCTACGGCAGTTAGATTAGGAATAGACAACCAAATGAATGAAGAACAAACAACGAAAGCAATACTTTTGTGCGTTAATGTTTTTGAGCCTATCAGAGCAAAGGTAGGACATCCTATAAAAGTAAATTCTGGTTTTAGAAGTGCAAAACTGAATAAAAAGATAGGAGGTAGCACATCATCACAACATTGCAAAGGCGAAGCAATGGATTTAGACCTACACGAAAAAGACATATTTCAGTGGATAATTAAGAATATTACATTTGACCAATTAATTTGGGAAGGAGGTAATCAACATAGTGCTGATTGGTTTCACATATCATACAAAAAAGATGGTAATCGTAATCAAGTGTTACGAATGATAAAAAAACAAGGACAAACATTATATGTACCTTATACATCCTATTAATGAATAAAATTGATACACAAGTAAGAAAAGATATTATAATTGAATATCTTACTAAAAATCCATTAATACCTACGAGAACACTTGCAACATTACTTATTAAAAATCATCCTAATGAATTTAATAATTTTGATTCTGTAAGGTCAACAATTAAAAGATTACGAGGGGAAGATAGTACTAAATATAATTCAAAAATAACTATGTTTAAAAGAACAGCAGAACAAAAGAAAGAAGCAATGGCAAGTAAAAAGATACCTGAAAGCGATTATAAGGAAGTAATGCCTTTTATAATGCCTAAAGGAAATAATCGTATTTTAGTACTTACCGATATACACATTCCATATCACGACATAGATGCTTTACAAATCGCATTGGAATATGGTAAAAAATTGAATCCTAATGCAATATTACTTAACGGAGATACTATTGATATGTATCAGGCATCAAGATTCATTAAAGATAGACGTTTGCGTGATTTAGCAGGAGAGTTAGAAATGGTAAGAGATTTCCTTAATTACCTTAAAGATGAGTTTAGTTGTCCTATATACTTTAAGATAGGAAACCACGAAGCACGATGGGAAAACTATTTACGAGTATCTGCTCCTGAACTATTAGGTATTGCAGACTTTGAATTGTCATCTGTTCTACAATTTGGTGCTTTAGGAATTCAAGAAATTAAATCAACACAAATTATCAAAGCAGGTAATTTAAGTATACTTCACGGGCATGAGTTTGGGCAAAGTGTATTTAGTCCTGTAAACGCTGCGAGAGGTCTTTATATGAGAGCTAAAAGTGATTCTTTAGTAGGTCACCATCACCAAACATCGGAACATTCAGAAAAAGACTTAAACGGTAATGTTGTTACTACTTGGTCAGTTGGTTGTTTATGTGGATTGTCCCCAGAATATATGCCTTTCAATAAGTGGAATTTGGGTTTTTGCTATGTTGAAACTTTTGAAAATGGAAATTTCATTGTTAATAACCATAGAATAATAAATGGGCAAGTTAGATAATATAATATATCTTTGACAAGTTAGTTTTTCATAGTTTGTTTGGTTAGTTTAAGTCCCCTTTCAGAAATGTTAGGGGATTTTTTTTGCTTCTGAAAGCCTTATAAACATTGAGAAAGTGAAAATAATTTAAAAATAATTGTGTAAAAAGTTACACGATATTAATATTGTTGTATTTTTGTAAAGTCAATAAGGCACAAAATTAAAAACAAACAATATGAAACATTTAACACCACTTGGACAAAAATTAGTCTATGCAATTTTCTGGTCTGTAGTTCTTTACGGACTTTATTTAACAAGAGATATTAACGTTTAAAAACAGGAACTATGGAAAAATTTGATTTCAAATCCTATCTAAAAGGAAAAACAGAAACAACAGAATTGATTAAAGACCAACTTGAGTTTACTTTAAAATGTGGTAATGTATCTGAATTAGATATTAAACGAATGATTAAACTTTGTGATAGTCTAATAGAAGCATATAAAATAGAAAACTATGAAAACAATTGAATTAGAATGCCGAGAATGTCAAGGACAAGGTTATGATGATGTCTTTGTCGGATGTTTTAAACCAACATCAATGTGTTGTGGTGGTTGTACAGAACGAATCAAATGTGTAGAATGCGAAGGAGAAGGATCAATTAAAGTCGAAGCACATGATGACGATATGGATAGAATGATTTATTTATTAGAATATTTCTATAAAAACAATGCACAGCATCACAGTAAAATAATTAATAATTTAGAAAAAGAATTAATAGCATTAAATTAAACTAATAACAATGAAAACAATACCAATAGCAATGATTAAAAGATGGTGGAGTAAGCCATCAGTAAAACAGGAAAAAGGAGGTAATTTTAATATGGATTTATACCTTCGAGTATGCGACATTAAACTAAACAACTATGGACAGATTCGTAAAACAAGTATTAAGTAAGTACTGTGAAAGAGCAGAAGCAGGTTTAGAAAAATACGGAACAACGTTAGAACGTGAAGATTTAAACCTATTAGACTGGCTCAATCACTTACAGGAAGAGTTAATGGATGCAACGCTATATATTGAACGATTAAAAAGTGAATTATGACACCGAAAGAAAAAGCAAAAGAATTAGTTATAAAATATATTAATATTGATTATGATTATGTAAATGTTGATTTTTATGACTTAGATTTAAATTATTTAACTGATATTATGAGATATGACCCAAGAGAATTTGCATTAATAGCAATAGAATTTGCAATGGAATTTGCAGGTGGAGATATGAATGAGAGATTTGACAAAATATTATATTTAGTTGAAGTAAAACACGAAATAGAAAAACTATGAAACCAAAAGAAAAAGCAAAAGAGTTAATTGATAAATATTATATTATTTGTCAAGAATTTACCGAAGAAATACAATGTAGTATTCAAGCGAAACAATGTGCATTAATAGCAGTAGATGAGGTTATAAAAGTATGTCCTTATTTTGATGAAAAAAAACGAGATACAGAAGACCAATTTAGTGCTTTTGATTTTCAGTTTGTATCTTATTGGCAAGAAGTAAAACACGAAATAAATCAATTATGAAACTTACAGAGATTAAAGGGCAGGTACAAATAAAGAATAAGTACATCAGAAAAGAACGTAATATCACAGAGCCTAAAGAAATAGGAATAGACAAAGAATTAATAAGAAACTATTTCAAAGGCATCAGATACAGAGGAGTTTATTTCATCACACTAAAACAAGAAGTCTGTATTCAATTAAGAGATGCAGGACATACATACGAAGAAATAGCAGACTATTTAAATATGCACCAGTCATCAGTTCAGCATCTTCATAAACACCGAAAAGAAGATTCGCAATGCTTTGAAGTAAAGTATCAATGGAAGGAATTAATAGAAAAAGGATTATATCCTGTAACTGTCTGTAATTCCAAGTATGACAAAATAAATTTTACATATTCACGGCATATTTATGTTGTCTATGTAGATAGATTAGAATTAAATAAGTATATTAGCATAAACTAAAAACAAATAATATGAAAACAACAAAACAATCCTTTGAGGATGAGATTCCTAAACCACAAGGAATCTACTTTAAAATGTGGAAAGCCAAGCAACAAATTGGCAAAGCAAGTAAAAACGCAAAGAATCCACACTTCAAGAGTAATTATGTAGATATAAATTCTGCATTAGAAGCAATCGAACCAATACTAT